TTTGCAACTCGGCTGTCAGTTCAGTGCAAGGGCACTCAATTTGCTTTTTCAACCCGTCGATCTGTTTCTGCAACTCGGCGATTTGGTCAAGTGCGCTTTCCTGACTTGGCTGTGTCTTGAGCGAATTAATGCTGATGACGATCTCGCCAAAGTCTTCTTGGGTGGGCATCGGTGGCCCCACTTGCAAGTCGGTCAGCGATGCCGTGTTCTGGCCGCTGCCGGTCAACACGAACAGACTTAGGAAAAAGCGATACCACTCACGCGAGACAAGGCCGGTCTTCGGGTCCAGCAGAGGAACCCGAGGAGGCGTGATGTTGGTAAGTTGCGCGGTTGCCATTACGATGCAGTCGGACTGAGAATAAGTTCAGCGCCCATGATGGCGATCTTCACGGGGTCGGTGCCTGACAACTCGTACACCCGGTCACGCAGCTTAAGCGTCATGCCCAAGCGCCTCCAGAATGTACGGCGTCCGTAGGCACCGATCGGACCCAAAGATGTCCAGTGCTCGTTAGACCATGTGTGCCCACCGTCATCGCTCCAGCGCAGCATGACCTGGGGGTCGCTGCCCTGCGTGATGGCTGTTTGCTGTTCCGCAATAAGTTTGTCACCAGCTTCGGTGACTAAATAATCACCTTCTTGAGTTTGCAGGTAAATTGTTTCAGCAATCATGCTGCCTGTTAAACCAACACCTGCTTCACAGTTAAGCTGAAGGCTGTGCTGCGCAGTGCGCTTAAAGTTGTTCTGACCCGTAGGCAGTGCCCGCCATGTGCGATACCACTTTTGAATCTGGCCGTTGTCTGAGTAATCCTCAAGATCAAAAGCGTAGATGTTGCCAGTCTGGAAGTCGCCCACCACGATCTCGTTGTTAAACGCCATCTGGCAGTTGCTGCGGTGACGGGTAAACTGCCCGTTCTCAAACCCAGCCCTCTCGTGCCATGCCTGCGTTGCCACGTCATACACCCATGTGGTGTTGGCCGATGGGAAGATCAGCACATAGAAAGCGTGACCGTCTTGCTGGTACGTGTACCCAAAGGCGTCAGTGATGTCGTTGTACTGCTGGATTTGCCACTCGACAGCGTGTGTTGAGATGCGGGTGCCCGTGTAGCCGTTGGCCCGGTAGACGATGCCCTTGCCACGGGCGTCAGAACCCAGCCAGAACACGCCATTGTCGAGTTTGGCAAGCGAGTAGGGGGAGATGCAGCCAATCTCGTTGAAAGCGCCTTGGATGCGCTGCAACGGGAAGTCTGCCGTACCGGCGTTGTACCAAACCTCAACCGAGTTGGTGCCCAGCACCCACACCTCACGGTGGTCAACGATCAAGGCGGTTATGTCGTCAGGCGCACCTTCGGCGCTCACAAAGTCCAGCGGGTCCACGGACAGGCCGTCCAGCAGGCTGGTGATCCAAAGGCGCTGGCTGTTTGGCTCGTTGAACACAAAGTAGCCGTCCAGATAGCCCACGCTCACTGCGCCGGGAAAGTCCGGGTCGGTGATCTGCTGGAACACGTTGGTCGTGTTGTTGTAGATGTAGCTTGGCCCGTTGGCTGCAATGAACACTTGGTTTCCATTGTCAGCGATGCTCACGGGGCCAGTGCCTGCCACGGTGCCCAGCAAGGTGGGAACGTAGTTTGTGTCGATCTTGAAGAACTGGTTGCCCGATACAACAAAGGCCGTGGTGCTGTCAGGCGCAAAATCCCACAGGCCACGGATTGGACCGTTGCCGATTGACGCCAGCAGGCGCAGCCCTGGCGCACGGTTCAGAAACGCAGGCTCTAGTCCACCCTCGGGGATGACCTCGGGGAACAGGTTGACCATGCGGGCATCCGCAGCGTTGATGCTGCGGGTGACGTAGGATGAACCGAGGATGGGCGTCTTCATCAGTAGTTTCCAGCGTAGATGTTGAAACGCTGACGATTTGACACCAGTGCGTAGGGCATGGACATCACATCGTATGGGTTGTTAATGCGCTTGAGGTTGCGCTTGCTGGTCATGGCGATGCGCTGCACCTGCGGGCTTGGCTCCACGCCAAACTCAGGTGCAATCTCCATTGCCAAGTTGTAGGCAAAGGCCCGCATGTAACCTGGGGGAAAGAACAACTCGGTTGCCAGCAAGGCAGGTTGTGTCAATTCTTGCACCGAGATGAAGTGCCACTCCAGCAACTGCGTTGGCCGGGGGTAGATGTACATCTCCACGTTGGGGAACGTGTTGTTGATGAAGATCACCTGCGGGAAGGTCGATGTCGATGTCTTGACAGCAATCCCGTTGTACTGGTCTTGGTTGATGATTTTGATGCCATACGACACGCCACTGGGGGCACGGAAGTAGGTGCCATCATCAAGCTGGATTGGGCGGTTGCCCACAAAGTCACCAGAGGGGCCAAGGGTCTGTTTAATCTGGCCCACGGGCCAGTTGAACACTTGGTCTTGGGTGCAGAACACAGACAGACGCTCGGTGTTCCACGAGTCGATCATCTGGTTCATTGCAGTCAAGGCATCCTGACTGGTAGCCGCTGACGCCGTTTCACCTTCGGCAAGAATACCAAGCAGCCTGAGTGCTCGGTTGATCTGGTCGCCCGCGGTATAAGCCATGTTATTTCCCTTCGGATTCGTCGCTTGCCGAAGTCAAAAACGATGGGACTTCGTTGGGCTGTTCGACAGGTTGATCGGTCACTTTGCGAGTGTACTTGCGTTTTGGCGCTTCGACTACCGGCTCAGATGCCACCTCGACAGGTGTGTCAGGATTGTACCGTGTCCAGCCGTTTTTTTCATCCATCTCAATTTCAGCCTCGTTGGTAGCAACTTTGGCACCAAACTCAGGGTGTACGAGGACAATGTTCATTCAAATCTCCATGTGAAAACGGGGCCGAAGCCCCGTTTTACCAGTTGCTCAAGAATTAAGCAACGCGATAGATTGAGTACGCTGCGTCACCTGTTTTGCGGAAACGGAACGTACCAGATGTGTTGCTGGTTTTGGTCAGCGAATCTTGGATCGTGTCGTTACCAACAAGGGTGTTGCCCGTGCCAGCGGTGAAGACCACATCGTTTGCTGCATTGTCACCAAGGTTGATGAAAGCGCAGTCAAATGTTGAGCCAACTTTAAGGCTAGGGAACGCAGCGTCAAGCAATGCGCCTGTGGGGAATACATAGGCTCCAGCGTCTGTGCCGCCTGAGTCCATGGTACACACACCAGCAGCCAAATTGTCTGCTGTGATGGTGACAGCCGCGCCAGTCAATGCAACGGGTGCGCTGGTGTTGGAAAAACTGATTTCGCCAAGATTGCCGTCACCAACTTGGTAACCGCCTGCGCCGTTTGGGAGTGCCATGATAATTTCCTTTTAAAGTGGTTTGAAAGCAGGGGCCGAAGCCCCCGGTTCGATTTAGCCGAAAATGCGGCAAGCCATTTGTGGACGGATGGTGTTGAAACCATACAAAACGTCAACACGGCAAGGCATACGGTCGTTGTTGATGTCGTACTGACGAACAACACGCAGGCTGATACCGTTGTGAACGGCACGGCTTGCCATGTCAACGCCTTGTGGCAGCAACAGGTCAGCAGTGGCGAACGCGATGGCATCCTTGTGGTACACCAAGTTCTGGGGGAACGAACCACTAGCGGCACCAACGAAGATCACAGCCTTGCCAGTCAAAGGCAAACTGACCATCGTGCACAGGGCGTTACTGGCCGAGTACATTGGGGCAACAGTCACAGTAGCTGTGGTAGTGCTGGTGGAGGACGAGATCGCCACGAACTGGAACAACGAACCTGTGGACTCACGAGTCTGTGGATTGGCTGCAAAGCAGTCAGCGATTGTGAACACGTCACCGGGGTTGATGGTTTCACCAGAACCGACAGTCAATGTCAGAGTGGTTGCGCCTTCAGCAGTCACGCTGGCACCAGTGGTGTTGCCAGTAGCAGCACGGGTGCCGCAAGTGTGGACCTTGATCGACTGGCTCATGTTGACTTCTTCGTAGCCCAACACTTGCTCACCCATCATGCCGTTCTTGAACTGGCGCGAGATGACATCTGTGGGGTTGAAGAAACCAGACAGGCCGTTCACCAAAGCAGCGTTAGCGGCAGGGTTCACGGTAGCGTAGCGAGGCGACATGGTGGCGGCGTTCTCGTTCAGCTTCTGCTGGGCTTGCAACAGCACTAGGGCGGTCGATGGGGCATTGCCGGGGGAGCCGACAGAGTTACCGACCAGCTTGTATGCGTTGGCAACGTCAGCGTCCACGGTAGAGGCCAACTGGCTGATACGTGGCTTCAAGACACGCTCTGCGAAGTCGTCCATCTGCATGGTCAATTCAGCGGATGTGAAGTTGATGCCGATGTGCTTTTGGCTGGAGACAGTCAAAGTGGTGAACTGTTCGTTGTCGTCCTGAACTTGCAGGGCGGCACCGTCAGTGACCAAAGCGCGGTCGGGCAAACGGATACGCAGTGTGGAACCGATCTTGGCACCTGAGACAGCGAAGCTGTCGTCGTACTGACGGTTCACGTTGCGGGTGATCACCAAGTTGTTCTCGAGGATTTCGAGCGACTTGCGGGTGATCATGTCAATGGTAAGGATCGAATTGCTCATGATGATGATTTCCTATTTAGCGGTTGCGGGTTGCCCGTGCTTTGTCGATTTGTCTTTGGCGCTCGGCAGCAATCCAGTCCGATACATTCAGTGTCTTGGTAGACCGAGGATCGGTGGTGTCAGTGACACCTGGATTGGTTGCTCGTGCGGTTACCGGACGAATCGGGTCAGGCGCGGACGATGTTTTCTTTTGGAAAGGCTCGGCAGTTAATTTAGCCTCAACTTTTCCAATCTCACGCGCTTGCAACAGTGGCGACAAGCGAGAAATGCGTTCAGCTTCCTTGGGGTTGCTGCCCAGCCAATAGGCCAGATCAGGTCCAAGGTCAGACGCTTTGATGGTTTCGGCCATCGCATCGGTGACTCGAAGATTCGGGTTATACGCAACTTGGTCAAAGTCATCGTATTTAGACCGGGCTTCTTCCTCACGCTCTGCAAAGGTTTCCTCAATCTCAGCGCGTTGATTCTGGATTTCCCGATGTTGGACCAGCTTTTCAGCTTCGGCACGGATGAAATCACCGTATGCCTGTGGGCTGTCAAATTGATCTGCTGTCGGAATATCCGTTGGCATTGCTGGCACGGGTGCCTGCTTTGCCTGCTGCTCACGTTCCCATTTGCGCTGTTCTCTTGCGAGGCGCTTGCCAATCATCGCGTCGATTTCAGCCTGCGAGTACTTCTTTTCCTCTTGGGTGCTACCGTCTTGATTCTCAGCTACTACCGGCGCATTTTGTGCATTGTCCGTGGTGGCCGTCACCTCGGGTGCTTGCGCGGAGTCAACTTCCGCTAAGGCTTGGACTTCATCAGTCATTTTTAACTCGTGTGAGTTCCCGGTGAACCTCACCGGTACGGTTGGGTTATCTTACAGCAGATTACTCTGGCTGTGCAACATTGGTTTGCAATGCTTTGTATGCGGCCACAACGTCAGCAGTGTGCATGGCAGCGCAGATGGCTTGCACTTTGGCATCTTCGGCGCTGTAATCATCGCCGGGGGCGACAACATGGCGGTGGAACCTGCTGCTGATTTCAACGCCGTCTTCTTTGATGACGGTTTTGGTACGAACTTGGACCGAATTGTTTTTGAGTGTTTCAATCAGATCAACAAAAGTAATTTTTTCAAAAGACATGATATTTCCTTGGTTTGATAAATTATGGATTGGGGGTAGGATAGTCCGGCACTTGGTAAGTACCACTAAATCCAATAATTAAATCTCCACTAGACCAATTGGTGGCAGCGTTTGTGCCAAAAATTGTGGCAGCTATGGAGTTGTCACCTATTTTTAAAAAATGGGGAGTTGCAAGACCATAGTCAACACCATTCAAAGTAAATGTCCCCGCAGGGAAATAAGATGTAATTCCATCCGTTTTTGAATAAAAAGGCAAATTGCCTATAACATAACTTCCCGATGCGCTAGATGTTGACCCAGTTACTTGCACATACACTTCAATATAAACAGTCTGACCTTTTCTAACCCAAGAACCAACAGCCGTAGTTGCTGTGATCGGAGTTGAGCCTTTTAAAATAGTGGGGGTAAACGTACCATCGCCGTCACCATAAGTAATAGAGATGTTGTTTTTCACGCTACCTGATTGAAATGCGCCGCCTGCTGCGGTAACGTAATCATTGATACTAACAACATTTGAACCCGCTTGGGTGTCCAAATACACATAGGTAAAAAGTTGATTACCAATAAAAGTCAAGGACTTTTGTGCATACAAGGCTTTAATAGGCAAATCAACACTATTGCCAATAAAAGTTGTAGGTGTGTATTTGATACCATCTACAAATATGACAAAGAAATATCCGACCTGACCAACATCTACTTCTGCCTGACTATTAGAAATAGTTACCAGCCCGGCATTTGGAGTTAAGGTAATAAGTCCGGTATTTGCAGTTGATCCAAGTTGTCCATAAAACGCCAACGAATCAATTTTTATCCAGTTTGAATAATTTACAAAAACGCCTGGGCCTGTCGTAGAACAAAGACCATTTCGTATTTCTGAATACGCAATGTTGATGCAGTTTAAATAGATGCCAGTGTCGCAAACATCTATGATGAATTTTTCTACAATCCATCCATCAACATTACCCGCTGTTTGGCTAAAGCCACCACCAAATGAAACACCGTATTTGCATTTTTGAATGCTGAAATTTGAGATGTAATTTCTTTGGCTGTTTGCATCAATCTTTGTTGCTTCATTTGTGGCGATGTTTATAGCTCGAAGTTCAGAAGAACTGCCGTAAGTCCAATCACCAAGGAAGCTGATGCTATCCCAAATAACGGCCCAAGTGTTGTAACACTCCACCATGTAAATGGTAGAGGCTGAGTTACCAGCCCATAACAGGGTTGCGCCTTTTTGAGTGGCAGGACTACTTGGATAAAAACTTGCAGTCCCCTCGCCTTGGTATCGAATGTTTGACTTTAAAGTCAGTGTCGATGTAATTTTGTATGTTCGTGCGGGAAAATAAACCTGACCACCACCATTTGCATAGGCTGCATTAATTGCTGCTTGAATAGCCGCAGTGTCATCAGTTGTACCATTTCCAACAGCGCCAAAATCAAGAACATTGAATGGCGCCCCACTCACCATTGAATAAGATACTTTTGTTAAAGACATTGCAATCTTTCTTCAATTGATTAGGTAAGAGCCAGAAATTACCATGTAGCCAACATTCGTATCCATCGTCACTCCAGTTAATCCACTAGCAGTTACTTGTTGCAACAAATCAATGTAAGTGTTGCTTCCCGCGTTAATTGCTACAAGCTCACCAAGATAGGTCAGTGTTTCCGCAATAATTGGATATGCGGCTCGGTAATTTCCATTGGTGATGGCGAATGGCAAACCTTGAATTTGAATGTTGCCTGTGCCTGTATGTGCAGACCAACCAAGAATTGCTGAGAACGTGACCATATTGCCCATTTTGGTATAGAAACCACTTTGAGTACTGTATGTTCCTGTTCCCGCTGTGGTTTTGCCAACAACTATTGGTGTCCAAGTACCTTCCTCATAGTCAGCCAGCAACTCGCTTGTACCTGTGCCCGGTGTGGCAGAAAAGTCAATGCCTTTGCCCGAGGTGCCGATGACGAGGTTGCCGTCAGATAGGGTTTGATTGCCAGTAAACGACTGCGCAGCATCGGTGCGGGCGGCTGTAAAACTAGCGTCAGGAACAGTCATGACACGAGTTGTGCCAGCGCCGGGGCCAGTAACTTGCAAAATACCGCTTGTTGCGTTAGATCGTACATTTTTAACGGTTAGATCATCCACAGCAACTTTTTCAGTTACTCCACCTTGCACAATCGGCAACACCTCAGTCCCCGCAAGCGGGGTTGTTGCTGCTGGGAGTGCTGAAATTTTGGTGTCTGCCATGATTGTTCCTTAAACGTAGTTGACTTCAATTGAAGAATTAAGTGGGGGTGCTTCTGAGAATGTAAGAACAGCGCCAGCAATACTGTACGTGTTTTTCTGCTGGTACACCCCGTTGATGTACACGTTGGTTGAGTTTTCACCTGCGGGTGCGCTTGCCAGCGTAAATGCAACAGTAGAGCCGTTACCAGTAAAGTTGGCAATGATTGCAGTGGCGTTAAAACTGCTGCCCACGTTGTCATACGTGGCAATCAAAACACCTGCGCTGGTTTCAAGCACAAACTTGTACAACCTAATCGCATTCCAAATTTCACCACCGGAAGGCACACGACCACCCGAGTTCAGAATGATTGGGTTGGTGTGGGCGGTGTTGCCAGATGACGAGGTATAGGTAGCCAGCGGTGTCGATGTGCCAGCCTCGTAGGTGTAAATCTTGCCACCGGACAGCGGGTTGCCGTTGTTGTCAAAAAACTGAGCACCAACGCCGCCAAAAATTGAAAGTGATACAGCGGGCATGTGTTACTCCAAAAGGATCAGACCGCCATCCTCTTGCACGAGGTTGTCGCCGTCTTCTGCTAAAAGGTTGCTTTGTGCCTGTTCGCTGCCGCGACCGCCGAACAGCGAAATAATGCCACCCAGCCCAATGCCAACAGCGTTGCGAACAGCAAGGAAGCTCATTTTGTGTTCATGGGTTTGCAGTACACCACGCCAGCAGACGAGATCTGGATGGCACTTACGCGCCATAGACCGCTGGTGCTGATTGCCACTTTGAACGGGATGGGTGTAAATGCGGGGATCGGTGTGCTGGCAGTGGTTGCCACAGCGCCTTCGCCGACTTCAATGTAGCAAGGTTCTGTGGACCAGACCATGACGCCTTCAGGACCAGCGGGCCAGCCAGATGTGTTGGCCGCTGTGCCTGTGAAAGAGGCAGTTTGAGCCGGGAAATTGGCTTTGGTGAGGGGATTGAGAAGTTCCAAAATAGGCTCCTTGTTGGGTGAATTATGCCAAGAACTTGAGCTTGTACAAAGTGCTTAAATACAAGCCGACGATTTCATCAATGATGTTCTGGATCGGGGTGTCGGTTTTGCTCACCACCTCGTACCGCATATCCTCAATGTCTTTGAGGGACTGCTCCAAAAACTCAATGATGTTCGTGGTTTTCTTGGCACTCATCAAGCTGATGGGTCCAATTAGACCATGACGGCCTTGATACGCCTCGGCAAACTTGTCGGCCAAGTCGATCACTTCGTCGTAGAACGTGTTCAGCGCCGAGTGCTTGGAGAAGCTGCGGGTGTTCAGGTGAACCGAGTGGGCCACGTCGCGGGCCAAGAACAGTTCGCCTACAAAATCAGCGCATTTCATTCATCTCTCCTTGAGGTGGCATCATTTCAGGCTGCATCTCTGGCTGCATCTCAGGCATCTGACGCTGCTCATTCATCATGACCATATTGTCGTTGCTCTCCATCGCAGCAGCCACAACGCCCATGGCGATGTCTTGAATTTGCTGCTCACTCATGCCAGCCTGCACGGCGCTGATGCGCTTAGTCTCGGCATCAAATGCTTTGATCTGGTTGGCCTGTTCTTTGATCTCCAAGTCACGGACTTCCATGCTTTGGTTGACGTTTTGCAACATCTGGAACATGTTCTCCATCTCAGCCTGCATGGCCTGCATCTGCTGGTTGGCAGCGGCCAAGGCTGGATCGTCATCATCGGCCAGCACTTTGGGGTCGATGGTTTTCTTGAACCGCTTGGCAAGGTCTTGGGCACCGGGCCAGTCCATGTTCTTGACAAACAGGTCGCCAGCCACTTGCCACAACTGTGGGTTGCCTTGCAGCAACTGGGCCATGCTCTCCAAAGCCTCTTGACGCTTGGTGGCGTAGCCAGGACCGGTAATCACGCGCACATCGTACTTGCCAACGCCGGGGTTGTAGATCTTCTCGATCAACACGCCTTCTTGGTCCACAATCCGCTTGACCGGCTCTTGCTGCCCTGGGTTCATCTTGACGGTCGATGGCTCACCATCTTCGCCAATGATGCGGGCGATGCGCTCGGTGTCGTAAATCTTGGGGATCAGGTCCACGAGTTGACGGCCAATGTGACGGATCGCACGGGCCAAGTTGTCAACGTAGTGGTAGGTGCCGATGTCGCCCTCACGCTGACGCGCAAGAATGGCTTTACCGCTGCGTTCGTTGCTGGTCATCCCCAGCGAGGCGTTGTACTGACCGGTGGCCGACTTGATGTCCTCGGCAGCACCCGCCTTAGCTTGCAGCAGGCCGCTGGAGGCCATCGGAGGCTGTGCCCGCTGGGGTAGTGGCAACACAGCGCCTTGACCGTCTGTAACGTCAGGATTGACCTCAAGGTAAGGCCAGTTGTTCGTGTTGGCAGTCTTCCACTGCTGCTCGTAACCCTCAAACTGACCGCCATACCCGATGAATGGGGCTTTGGGGGCCAGCGCCAGCATCTCAGCTTCCTGCGACACCCAGTAGTTGTACATGCGCTGGGCATCCTTGGCGTTGCGCACCAAGCCCGACACGTACATCTGGCCGTCAACCTCGAACTCGTTGCCGACCACGCGCACCACAGGGATGTAGGAGCCAGCCCAGTCGCGTTCTTCAAGGATGTCGTAGCCGTTGATCTTGCACCACTTGACCTTTTTGCGGTCAGCTTCGCGGGTGCGGATCGGCTTGCCGAACATCTCACGCAGCATCTTGTCCTCGGGCGTACCGCTGAACGCAGTCTGGTTGCCAGGGTACAGGTTGAGCGTGTGCTTTTCGTACTCGATGTAGAAGTACTCGGCGATGCGGATGGTGTTCTCACCAATCCATTGGGCGATGGACTGATCGCCCACGCCAAGGCTCATCAAGGTGCTGATAGGCGCTGCATCGGGGTACAGACGCTCGTACTCATCTTTGGGAATGTCTTC